CAGGGCTTCTCCTCGACGCGCTGGGCGGCGAAGCTGGCGAGATCCTCGGTGCCGCCGAACGGGGCGAAGGTGTTCTCCTGGGTGTCCAGGACGCCCCAGGCGGACTCGACGCGCTCGCCGGTAGCGGGCTCGGTGAAGCTGGCCTCGGCGGCGACGTAGCGGGCGGGGGTGGTGGTGTTTTCAGACATTGCGGGGTTCCTTCCTAGCGGGGTTCGGGGGTGATGTTGGCTTCGGCGGCTTCGAGGACGGCTTCCTGGAGGAGCGCGGCGGCGGCGTAGAGCTTGCCTTCGGCGATCTGGCCGAGGCCGGGGTGGGCGGGGACGAGGCCGACGCCGTCCAGGATCGCGAGGGCGGCCTCAGGGGCCTTCTCGGCGTCTATGGAGACGACGGCTACCTCGCCGTTGGACTCGGCGCCGACGAGGACGGCGGGGGCCTCTTCGTCGGGCGCGATCAGGAGGCGGTCGCCGTCCCGGTCGATGTACTGGAAAATCACTCGAAGATCACCTCGGTAACGTCGGAAGTGTGGAAGTTGAGGGCGCGGCCACGACCGACGGGCTGGAGCCGGTAGTAGCCGTCGGGGAGCGTCGGGTGGGCCGTCACGGTGCCGGTTTCGGGCGCGTGGCCGTCGACGTGGATCGTGACGGTGGCTCCGGAGCGCTGGGCCTCGGCGAGGGCGTGGGCCGTGGTTACGGTCTTCGTGGCGCTCACTTGTCGGCCTCCTTTGCGGGAGCCGCCTTGCGCGTCCGGCGAGGGGCCTTTGTGGCCTCGATCTTGCCCTCGGTGGCCTCGGCTAGCTGGGAGTCGATTTCGGCGACTGTGGGCGTGCCGTAGGCGTCCTCGGTGACGGCCAGGGCGAGGAGGGCTTCGATCTGAGCTTCCGTGAAGGTAGCTAGGCGGGCGGCCGAGTTGTGCGGGTAGGTCCGGCCTAGTGCCAGGAGCTCCTCGGCCTTGGAGCGGTGATCTTTCGGGGTTGCCACGGTGGGCCTCCTTGAAGTGTCGGTGTAGGGACACACAAGGAGTCGGCCGGGTGGCTGGATCTGCTCACGAGGATCTCGGAGTGATGAAAAGTGACGAAGTGACGAAACGAACGTCACTTTTGATTAGTTGATCGAGAGAGAGAGTTCTTAAGAATAGATACGAAGTGACGCTAGATCCGTCACTTCGTCACCTCTCGACCACCTTGGGACGCTCGGGAAGGCGTTTACACGCTCCTCTCCCGGCGTCCCGCCTCCGGCGCTAGCCGTGGAAGTCGACGCGGACGCGCTCCGGCGACCACTTCCCGCGCTGGGGAGCCTTGGCGATCGAGATCACGGCGCCGGAGTTGGCGAGGAGGGAGCGGCGGGCGGGCGTGTCGGCCTCGGCCCATGCCTCGGAGAAGGTCCGGCCGCTCTCGATCATTTCGACGACGGGCTCCTCGGGAAGCTCGGCGATCCGGTCGCGCTCGTCCCGTAGCCGGGTGAGGCGTTCCAGGAGGAGCGGGAGGTCAGCGTCGGGGGCGCGGAGGGCGTCCGTGGTTTCCCTGAGGGCCTCCTCGATCGCCGCTAGGCCCGCTACCTCGCGGACGCTCACGCGGGGCTCGACAACGCCCCAGCGGCCGACCACGCGGAGGAACTGTCGGGCGACCTCCTCCTCGACGCGCTCGCACTCGATCGCGACGCCACCGGGGCAGACGCGGCCACGGGCGCGGGCCTCGCACACGTACAAGGCGTTGCCGGTCGTGCTCTTGCGGTTCTTGGCGACCAGCGGGAAGCCACAGCCGGGGCAATGGATCAGGCCGGAGAGGAGCCGGGTCGCCTTGCGCCGGATGCCCTCGGCGGTCGCTTCGGAATGGCCGGGGATCGGCGCCCAATCGGTGATCGCCCGGAGGCGCTCGACCTCCTCGACGCGGAGGAGCGGCTCCCACACTTGAAGCGGAAGGCCGGTCGCGTCGTCGCGGAGGAGCTCGCTCCGGACCTTGACGCGGCCTAGTACGGAGTTCGAGCGGAGGATGCGCTGAACGGACGACGTCGCCCACTTCGAGGCCCTACGGGGCGGGATGCCGTCGCGGTTGAGGCCGACGGTCACGGCGTAGACCGAGGAGCCGCCGAGGACTTCGTCGGCCATGCGCCGGACGACGGCGGCCTCTGCCGGGTCAGGCTCCAGGGCGCGGCCTACGCCGTCGGGGTGCGGGACGGCGCGGTAGCCGTAGGGCACGACGCCGCCGGGGAAGCGGCCGACCTTGCGGAGGTGCTCCTGAGAGGCCGAGATCCGGACGCCGATCGTCTTAGCTTCCAGGCGGGCGAAGACCTGGAGCACCTCGGCCATTGCGCGGCCCATAGGCGAGGCGGTGTCGAGAGGCTCGGTCGCGGAGATAATGTCGAGGCCGTCGTCGAGGAGGACGCCGAAGTCGACGACGGAGCGGGCGATCCGGTCCAGCCTCCAGACCATGACGGCGTCGGCCTCGCCGGAGCGGATACGCTCGCGGACCTCGGAGAGGCCGGGCCGGTCTAGGCGGGATTTCGTGGCGCTCACGTCCACGTCCTCGATTATGTCCACGAGCTCGAAGTCGCGCGCGGCGCACGTCTTGGCTATGATCTCCCGCTGACGGACTACCGACGTCGACTCCTCGCGGGAGGCTCTGGAGAGTCGAACGTAGCCGAGAATCTTCATGCCGAGCACCATATCACCTTTAGGCAACCATGAGGGCGCATAGTTGCCTAAAGGGCACATGAGAAAAGCCCCCAGGACGGGCGTCCCAGGGGCTCTCGCGGAAGTTGCGGTTTAGAGGGCTTCGATCAGGAGGGCCGGGTTGGCGAGGGCCGCCATGCGAACGGCCATTCCGGCGACGGCCTTGCCTCGCGCAAGTCTGGATACGAAAAAACCCCCGGAGAGTTTCCGGGGGTCTTTCGATAGTCGCCTTACGCTTCGATCATGCGCTCCTCGTGGCAAGGGCAGATCGGGGCGCCGAACTCTTCGAGCCACTGGCGGGTCATGCGGGCCTTGTAGCCGGAGCCTTCGGCACACTCGACCTTCATCATGCGGGTGGTCTGCTTCTTCGGGCCGTCGGCGCCCTGGCCTGGGTTCACGAGCGCCGCGTGCGGGTACTCGCCGAGCTCGGCGGCGATCTGGTCGAGCTCTGCCTTCAGGCCGGTACCGGCGACCGTAGCCGTCATTTTGCCTTCGAGGCCGAGGGCCTTGGCGATCTTGGCGAAGCGTCCCTTGTGTCCGCTCTCGCAGTCGTCGATCGCGTGGATCAGTTCGTGGGCGAGGACGTCGAGGACGCGGACGGCGTCGTCCAGGACCGGGCTGATGAAAAGCTGGGAGACGGAGTCGGCGGCTACCTTCGTGCTCCAGCACTGGCCGATCACGGAGTTCTTGCGGCCGTTCCCACCGGGCCAGCCGACGGATACGCGGACGGCGGGGAGGGTTTCGTCGGTGAGAGCGGAGAAGAGCGGGCGGAGGGCCTCGACGGCGGCGACGAGCCATTCTTCGCGGGTGCTGAACTTTGCGGTCATTTGGGGGTTCCTTCCCTCGGGGTCTTGATCTTGCCTTGTGTAAACAGTCTAGGGCACGAGTGGCGACTTACGCAAGTGCATATACGCAAAGACCCCCGACAGTTTGGCGGGGGTCTTTGGGTGGCGGGTTAGGCGACGAGCTCGCGGAGAATCGCCTCGGCGAGGAGCGGCGGGACCGCGTTGCCGATCTGGAGGAGTTGCTTCGTTTTCGAGCCTTGCCAGTCGAAGTCGGTCGGGTAGCTCTGGAGGGCGGATACCTCGGCGACGGTCGCTACGGTCAGGACGCCGTCGTGGTCCAGGAAGCCTCGGTTGCCGCTGTCGTGCCCGGCCGTCACGGTAGGCGCGGGCTCGGAGAGGCGGCGCACGGCCTGATTTCTGAGCTTGTTGTTCTGAGTGAACCGGGTTCCAAGGTCGTCCCGTCCGAGAGCGTCCGCGATCGAGCGCCACGGCCGAACGCCGGGGTCGAGCCGGGCCGGGTCGGTGGAGTAGTAGCGGGAGTGAGTCGGCACCGGGAGCCGCGCCTCCTTGCCGTCGTGGCGGGCAACCAGGATAGCTCGCTTCCGGGTCTGAGGGACGCCGTATTGCTCGGCCGAGACGACGCCGGTAGCGACGGAGTAGCCGAGCTCCCGCATGGCTTCGGCGCACGCCTCCCATACGGGGAGGACGCTCGGGACTTGCTCGAAGGCGACGTAGGTCGGCCGGTCGCGGTAGACGTGGGCGAGCGGGGCCAGGACGAGGGCGGTCCTCGGGTCGAGGACGTCGGCGAGGCGCCGGAGCTCCTCGGGGCGCTTGTAGGCGCCGGAGTAGATCGCGGCGAGGACGTCGGAGAGGGCGCGGCGCCCTGCCCCGCCTCCGGCGAGGCTGAAGGTCTGGCACGGCGGGGAGGCGATCAGGAGCTCGTAGTCGCCGCGAGGGGCGCCGAGGATCGAGGTCCAGACGTCGCGGAGGGTCGTCTTCATGCCGTTGGCCGTGCGGGTCGCGACGGCCTCGGCCATGAGCTCGACGCCTTCCTCGTCGATTCCGAGAGTCTTGCAAGCTACTCCCCAGCCGGTACCGGCAAAGAGGTCAAGAGCCTTCATGGTGGTGTTGTCCTTCCGAGTTATGAGGTGGTATGGCAGGAGTCGGCCGAGGGAGCGCTGATTGCTCGCGAGGGGCGGACGTAGGCGGCCTTGGCGATCTGCTCGCCGAAGTAGCGGGCGGCGGCCGTGTGGGCGATCGCCTGGGCCTTGCTCCACTGGCGGCCGGGGAAGTGCTTCCGGAGCGTCTCCATATCGGCGCCCTCGGTGCGGTGGATCTCCTTGAAGCTCCAGCCGTCGGCGAGCATGGCCTCGATCCGGGCGAGGCGCTCGGGGGAGAGGAGGCGCGGCGAGCGTAGGCCGAGCTCGGCGCGGACGTTGCTCGCGGTGCGGGCGCTGACGCCGAAGTGAGCGGCCAGCCGGGCTAGGGTCCAGCCGTCGGCGTGGAGGCGGGCGAACTCGTCGCGGTCGACGGGCTTGCGGGGCATTTCAGGGCCTTTCAGGAAGAGCGGGGAGGAGAGCCTCCAGCCGGAGCCGGAGGCCCTCCTGGGCGTTTACACGCGAGGCGACTTACGCGACGGCGAGAGCGTTTCGCATTTTGCCGAGTGCGGAGGAGCGGCGGCGCTGGACGGTCGGGCGGGTCATGCCGAGCCGGTGGCCGATCTCGACGTCCGGGACCGGGTCGCCGTAGGACTCGAAGCCGTAGGCGAGGCGGCAGACGGACTCCTCGACGCCGTCGACGGCCTCGAAGGCGGCCTCGACCAGGAGGGCGTCTTCTTCAGCGGCGGAGGCGTCCCAGAGCGGGCGGGCGTCGTTGCCGAGGTCGGCGGGGCTCTCGTCGTCAGCCGGGGCGCCGTCGATGGTTTCGACGTCGCGGACGGCCGAGAGGACGGCGAAGAAGGTTTCCCGGCTCATTTCGTACTGGGGCGCCAGGGCGGCGGCCTCGTAGACGTTGCCCTCGGCCTTCCGGAGGATCGAGTAGAAGCGCGTCAGCGTCCGGGCCGGGACCGTGAAGGCGTCGCGGCTCGGGTAGGCGTCGCGCATGACGCGGGCCAGGACGACGCGGACGACGGCCGAGAGGCGGTCGTGCTTCGCGGGGTCGAAGGCGGCGATCGCTTCAGCGAAGCCGAGGAGCGCCGTGGCGTGGAGCTCTTCGTCGTCCGGGGTGGCCGTGTGGCCCTCTCCGGTGAAGCGCTCGACCACGTTACGGATCGCCGGGGCGTATGCGTACATGAGGGCGACGGTGGCCTCGGAGTCGCCGAGCTTGGCGGCCGCGATCAGGAGGCGCTCCTCCTCGGCGGACTCGATCCGGCTCTCGGCGTTGCGGGTGAAAATGTCGACGAGGACTTTGTTGAAGCTCATTGTTTCGTTTCCTTCTCTTGCGTATGCCGCCTTGCGCGGCTACTTGGTTTTGGCAGTGCGGAGTACCCGGTACGCACCCTGGGGGCTACCTGTTT